ATAACTGTTTCCTAACTGTATATCCATACTGTATTTATATGTATGCTCAACTTCTGCTGCTGTTAATTCAAAAAAGTTTTTATTAAAATAATCGACCAGATACTCTTCAATAAATGCCTGTAGACCAAAGAATACCATTTTGTTCTGATTCTTAAGCATTGATCTTCGTGGGGTCCAGTAAGATACTAATTTCGTCAATCCTTTCGGATAGATTTTATTATGGATCTGTTTATATGTGTCTGAGAGCAAAATTGCCATCGTATTCATTATTTTTTATTCTCCTCTTTATCATTTACAACTTTGTCAATCTGATCAGTAATGTAATCAATAACATCCTTGCCGGTTTTCCCAATTGCTTGAATGTTGTCAGGTGTAATTTCTTTTACCGCCGCCATTGTATATATTGTTTCTGTATTTGGCGTCATTACAATAACAATTGCCATTAAAACACAACCAATTAAAAATTTGGTTATGATTGATTTATACTTAAAAGGTTCCCCTTCGTCATCACCTTGCATAAAAGCTATTACAGCAATTGCTCCAAATATAACACCAAGTATCCCAAAAAATATATGTAATGCATCTACTCTACCAGCGAAATAGATTATCCAAGGGCTAATAATCGGTTTCATATTATCCTCCTTATCTAAATCTCTCAACCAGTTCAATCTTAGGACTTTCCAGATTTGTCAGAATCGTATCTGTCGTATAAATCTTCTCAATCAGTCCATTGTTTTTCAGAAGCTCTCCTTCATAAATAGTGTTTTCACAATGAGTTACATAAAGATAAATTTTATTTACTCCTGTTTCTTTTAGTTTCTTAGCACTATGATAAAAAGTACCACCTCTGCTACAAATATCATCTACAATAAGGATATCTTTACCTGGTAACTGATCAATTTCACCTGATAAATCTAAGCCTTTAATCTCTCCAGTTTCCCAATCTCTATTCTTAATACCGAAAGCATATGGAAGATGTACTGCTGAAGAATATCTTTTCATAGATCCCGCATCTGGATAAAACATCATGAGATTATTACTAGCAATCTTCTTGACAGCAGTTTCAATCATTCGATTCGGGGATTCTACATGTACTTTATTAAATAATGCGGCAGATACATCAGAATGCGGATCTAAAACTTCTACTTTTCCAAAATGTAATGAATTAATAGTCTGAGCAAAATATTTTAAAGTAAATAATTCGTTCTTATGCTTAACTCGGTCCATACGTGCATCTGGGATATAAGGCATATATAAATTAGGCACTACTCTATGATCCCAACAATATCTAGTAATATATTCAACTGCTGTTAATTCTTCCATTGATTCAAAGAACCATTCAATATTATCTCTACACCATCCTCCGATGGGAGGAATATTCTTAAATAAAAATGTTCCATCCGGATATTTGTCAAGTTTGATTTCTACACCGTTTAATTTAATCATTTAGTTCTCCTCCCTATGGAAAAATATATATTCCCATCCGTTACATTTAGTTCCTATATCATATACATCATAAAAATATTCATTTGTATGGGTAATAGCTAAAATTTTTTTACATGGTAATCCTAAGCCATTAATATCTGCATTGCATCTCTTAATTAAATCTTCCACATTAAGTTTCCCATATCTTAAAGTATCCTGATGTGGATTCGGAACATTTGTCTGATCAAACATATCAGCATTTATTTCATCTTTGTCACACTCTGTCGGGAAAACTCCAGCTCCATGTCGTGTTATATAAGATCGTGTCACATAACAAACTTCTATATCAATACCATCAATCCATGAGACTTCTTTTATGATTCTGGCAGGATTCTTAATACCAGTATTTGATGGTGTTAAATGCGGAAAATATTCCATATTGTTTTGATCCAAAAGAAGCCCCTGCCCATTTTCAAATACTATGGTGTCGTATCCGTTAAGTAATTGATCATCATTTATGACATGTACGTGCGACATCATAAAATCAAGATCTTCATTGTAATGGTCTTGAAGCCCAGGATTTTTGAAAGGATTAAATAATTCTTCTTCCTGCTCAGATAACGTAATTCCCATGCTTTTGAACATATTCATATAATATGACCATGACGATGTGAACGTATAAATCTGTTTTTTATATCGTTGAATTGTATTATAAATCCCCATTCCGCAACTTCCGTGTTTATCATTACCGCGACTTTTCTCAATTATTTGATTTGCCATCATATCAAGAGGATTTGTAATCATACATTTTCCATGAACGTATACATAAGGTTCCCATCCTAATTTCTTTAACTCTTCCCATTCTTCCTTAAATACCAGAGGATTTAAAATAAAATCCTCCGGTAAATAAGTATCTGCTCCGTTTAATGTTCCAGAGCCGAAATGATGAAAGACATGCCGGGTTCCGTCTGATTTTAATACTGTATGTCCTCTTTGAGCGCCGCCATTTGAACACACAACGATACAGTTATCTGCATTTTTAGTATAATAATCTGTTAATTTGCCCTTACCCTCGTCACCAAAGTTTGCCCCGATGACAATTTTTATATCTTTCATAAGTTATTCTCCTTACCAAACAATAGCTCCTGATTCATCTGTCTCTGCAGAAATTACAGTGGATGAGACTACTACAGGTTCATTATTTTCTGCAGCCGCAACTACAATCTTTACAATTTCATCTGCAATATCATCAAGGCGATTAATGGTCCTAAAATGATTATCATCAAGATACTCTGAGAAAGACTCAACTATTCCTCTCTGGTCATATCCATCGCGATGATTTACATTGATATGATAAATATCAAATTTCTCAGATGTTTCCATATATAAATCTTTAGTTTCTACATCGGCCTGAAGCGTATCGCCAGTTGTAATTCCTAATCCAGAGCGTCGTCCTGATACTGGTAAGTACGGATTAAGACGTTCGTCTCCAATAGTAATAATTACGCCTTTTTTGCCCCTATTCCAACAATCAAGTTTAGTATGACGAGATCCGAAATACCAAGCAGCAGTATATGATTCAAACCAATTACCTCCGCCGCCAAATTCAAAGTAAATTTTATCAAGCTGTTCTGCGATCCTAATATCCGATTCAAACTGAGAAGCCTGTATTGGATAAGTATCATAAGCTAAATCTCCAATACCCATAATCATAAATTCTACGTCTTTAATCTGACCATATAATTTTGTCATGATTTCATTAAGTCTTTTTGCAATTTCTACTGCGGTCTGTCCCATAGATCCGGTGACATCTAAAGCCAAAATAACCGGTAAAGTATTCGGATGCTCTTCATTATCACAACATTCTCTAATAACACCTTTAGGATCGAGTGCTGCATCAATATTTTTTGCTTTAAACATTTCCTGGTTAGAATAGCTTCCTGTAACTACTCCTCGTGAATCAGTATCATATCCTCTTGCAGTTGAATAACTTACAAAACTTTTAGTATCCCAACTTCCACATCCCATAATTATTCATCCTCCTCTACATCATCTTCACTATCTTCTGTGTCTGTATCATCCATGCCAAAATCAAACATACCGTCAAATACATCACCCATACCACCATTCATCATCATAAATGGCATCATAGCACTCATTGGATTACTGTCTGTTCCAGTTCCGGTACCGGCCGCTCCATTCATCATCTGAGACATCATCATGTATTTAAAGATTTTATTTGCACTATTCTTATCTTTTCCAAGATTACTTCCGAACATAGATACAATTTTCCCATAGAAATAAGTATTGCCCATAAATACATGGCGCTCCGGCAGAATTGTTTCAACTGTAGAATCTTCATAATTGATTACAGTGATCTTTGTTTTATCTGCTTCGATGACGCACTTAGGTTTGCCATTTACAAGGATGATGTCTCCTTTAGCCACCTTATTTGTTGGAATGACGAAGAAAAAGTTTTCATCTACTCCAGGAAATACAAAATTACCGCAGTTTGTGAGCTTTCCGGATTTAACATTGTAACTCTTATATCCATTGGAAGTTTTTACTGCAATATTACCGCTCATGGATAACTTACACATTCCACTACCAATTTTCCCAAACATTCCATTCATAAAATTATTCATCATTTTAATTCCCTCCATTGTTTAATTTAATTTCTATTGATTACATTAATCTGGCAGCTTTCCATTACATCAAGAGCCGCTTTATGCTTTTCCGGTGTTGATCCTGCGCAGCATGATGCATCCACTGTGATTTTTGCCTCTGGATAATAAGTTTTAATCAAAAGAGCGTTCGTAATAACACAAATGTCTGTGCATACTCCAATAATTTCAATATCTAATAAAGAAGAATCATATGCGATACCAAATGTTTCTTCCCAATCCCAGTCATCAAATCCAAAAGTAGATTTACAACATACCATAAAACTATCGAGATTTTTATAATCAAGTTCATCAACAATTTCCCAACCTTTAGTACCATACATACAATGTTCA